GCTGACCACCAGCCGTCCAGCACTGGCGGATGATCGCCTTGACGTTCGCCTCGGTCACAGTGACCTGAATCGTGGCGTCGATCGGGGCGAGCGTGCCCGTGGTGCTGAATCCCGGCGAAGCCGCCGAGGTAGCGGACGACATCGTGGTCCAGTTCGTGCTCATCCACGACTCAAGCGACGCGGTAACACGAGCAGTACCCGAAGCACCAGCGCGGTAGGAGTTGGCACCAGAAAGCGCCGATTCCATGTCACGCTTGACTTCCTTGCCGTACTTCATCAGCTGGTAGGCAAGTTCGTCCGCCCGACCAGCCGGATTCACTGCCTGCTGCGTACCCGAGATGTTGAACGTCTTGCTCGAAATCTGCGTGACGTTGAACAGGTTCACAGTCGGCGTGACGGTGGTATTCGACGGGGTGTCGCCTTCCACCTGGGCGTTGGACGACGAGGCCGAAGCCAGCGCGTCCGTCTGCCAGTTGTACAGCTTGTTCGTGACCTTCCCGCGCTTCGCCATCGACATGAACGGCGTTTGCGTGGGGGAGATCATGTAGATCATGTCCGCGAGGTCTTCGCGGTTGCCTACCGCTTGGTAGGTCTGGAAAGTACCAACGGGGTTTGCCATTGCCTAGCTCCTTGTTATTTTTGTTTCGCCTCTCGTGCCAGAAGCATCTTTGCCAGCACTAGGGCGTCGGCGTCTTTGCCTGTTTTGCGGAGTTGGGCCATCCCTTCTTTCCACTTGTCGCCGGTGTCCGGTTTCTCCGTGGTGCCTGGTTTCGCAACCTTGGGCGCCTGCGGCGGGACACGCTTTTCCACGGTGGGCTTGGCTGACTTGAACTCCCGCCACTGGCGGGCGTCGTTCAGCACTTCGATAGCGCGTGGGTCAATGATGGCTTGCACTTCTTCGGGTTTGAACCCGTAGTTCTCCACTGCACCCTTCAAGACCTTGGAATAAAGGTCGTCGTTCCAACCTTGAATCCGCTCTCTCAGGGTTTCTACTGACTGCTGGATTGCCTTCTTCTGCGATTCCTGAACTTCCTGAGCCTTCATTTGCGCGATCTTCTGCCGCTCGGCAGCGATCTGTGCCAGCTTGGACTTGACGTTTTCGACCTGCTGGTACTTCTTGGCCCACTCTGCGGGGTTTTCCTCCGCGAGCTTGTTCCAATCGGTCTTTTGCAGATCGGGAAACAACGTGTTCCAAACCACCTGCTCCGCAAGCTGAAGCTTCTGGTCGTACTCCTGCAACTTCGGATCAATGGCTTCCTTGATCTGCCGTTGCATCTCTTCTCGCTGACGGGCTAGTTGGGCCGTCTTCTGCCGGTAGGACTTCTCCAGCATGTAGCCCTTCTTCAACTCCTCGTCGTCAACCTCGACTTCAAGGTCGGAACCGTCCTCCGACTTCACGGTCAGCTTGTGCTTCCTGACCTCGGGTTGGGACTGCTCCTCTACCTCTTGCTCGGCAGACTCCTCGGCTTTCGGTTCCTCCGCTTCCTTTTCAGGCTTGGCGGGTTCCTCTTGGGCTTCGGGTGACTCGGACTTCAGAATCCCTGTTGCGATGTTTGCTGCAAGATCGTCAATGCTTGGCTCCGCTGCCGGTTGGCCGTCTTCCATTTTTCTCTCCGTCCCCTTCTACGAGGGGTCTAATCGACTCCGGGGTTAGCGGGATGCTCCCCTAGAGTCCTACTACCGACTTCATCCTTTCGAATGCCGTTCGCTGCTTGATGGTTGCCTCTGCAAGCTTCCCGGTCTCCATGTGGGTCTTCAGCCGACCCACCAGTGAATGAAGAAGGATGTACTGCTGGCAGAGTTTTTCCCTCAACTCCGAATCCTTGAACGCGGACTGCTTGATGCCGTTAAGTAGTGCTGCCTCTACTTCATCAATCGCAGCCTTGAATAAAGCGTTCTCCAAAACAAAACGGGCCTCCTCGGCCCGCTGGATCTCTTCTTCTGGCGTCATAGCAGTAGCAGTTCTATGTCCTCTTCGTCGTCTTCCAGTCTCTCGGAGATATCAACAAACCTGATCCTCAACTCAGACAACTGGACGACCATCTCGGAACGCTGCATTTCAAGCTTCGCAAGGCTGTGGAGAATCCCCTGCGGAGCATTTCCGGAAACCATCTGCACATTCAGCGTTTGCAGTTTCCGGTCTACCTTGGCGATTTCCTTTTCCTTCTTGGAAATCTGCTTCTCGACCTTCAGCAGGTTCTTCCTTGATACGAAGTCCTGCCAACTCTCGCCGTCACTCAATCCGCCGGATATCTGCCCCAACATTCCGGGGCAGTTCATCAACAGCGGAAGCAGCACTACTGATCCTCTCTGGTGTTCAGACTCCCCACGCACGTTGCGGTGGCAGTCACGGACCTCACCGCAAGGGTGACGCTTTCACCTGGCTGAAGCGTGATCTCCTGATCCGCGAACGCATAGTTGAAGTCAGAACTTTCCGCGAGCGTCCCGGACCACAGGACTTGGCTATTCGACGCGAACGAGCACCCGGTCGCAGCCGTGTCCCAATAGGTGGAACTTTGCGTTGAGAACTGCGTGAAATTCGGCGTTCCCGTCAGCGTGGCATTGCGGATCAGGTAGTAGGTCGTGAGGCCCGTGTTCGACTTCGCCGCCCCGTGTGCCGAGATGATGTGCGAGACAGCCTGATTCGCGCGGCCCGCGAAAACGTAGTCATTGCGGGCCGTGAACAGCGGCACATAGGCGCTCGTGGAACTGGTGACGCCGGAATTGTTGTAGTACGAGGATCGCGGGCCGAGGTTCTCGATATCGCCTTCCACGAACCCCGCGAACGAGCTGATGCTCACGCTCACGTTCGTCGTGCTGCCGCTGCTGTACGCCTCCATCGTGAACGGAAACGACGGCTGCGACATGCTGACCGAAGTGCTGCTATTCGGGAACCGGATCGTGTGGACCGTTACGAATTCCGGGTTATTCCCGTTGGCCGGCACGGTCTCGATCTGGAACGAAATCGACCCGAATCCGAGGTACTGGATGCCGATCTGGTAGACGTTCCCCTTCGTGGGGTCTAGAGATCCCCCGGACGGGTTGGAATCGCTCCCGCTTCCGTCCATGACGTCGCCGTTCCACGAGGACTGCGGAATCCATGTGTTCGCGGGCGCAACGCCCGCGAGCGTCGTGGCATCCGTTCCAGCAGCAGGCGTACCGGCCCCGGTCTGGGCGAGCGAGAAGGAACCACCGCTAGGCGCCGCGGAGTCCGCGAGAAAGATGACCGTGGCGCCGCGCTGTTCCGCCTTCCAGCCGGGGAACGTTCCCCGAGCGATCTCGTAGGCTGTCTTCGTCGTGCTGCTGTTGTTCGTAGCCGTCACCGTCACGGTGGCGGTATTCGGCAGCGTAACAACGTAGTCGTTCGTTGCGGTCGATGCGGTCGTGACCGTGAACGTGTGGATTTCCCGCACCCCGCCAGTCGAATGCAGGATGCCGAAGGCCGTGCCGTTGTAGCCGAAGAAAAATCCGGATTCTGCCGTCCCAATTCCAGCGACCAGAATGCTTGAAGCGACCGGCGCTGAGAAGAAACCCGCGAACCGACCGACCACGCCCTGGCCGGGCCGATACCGCAGCCGTCGGCGGCTCTGCAGCGAAGCAAAGGAATACTGCGTCGTCCCCGTGGCGCACACCAGCTTGTTGCCGGTCGAGGTCACGGAACCGCTGTTCGCTCCGGTGCCGAACGAAAGCCCCGTGGACGTGTTCACGAGGGCCGTGTTTATCCCGTAGACCCCATCCACCTGAAATACCGGAGACAGCCTCTCGGTATGAACGCTGCCGAAAGGCAGGCGGGGTGAATGCAGGGCTACTTCTACGTGCCCTTCCGGGGTTACGGGAACGGTTTGTATGTTCCCAGCGTCGTTTACACCAGCCAGCCCGACTACCTGAACGTCAGTCCCGTTCTGATTCAGAACCTTGATCCGACGACCATTCTTTCCGGGGTTTAGTTCAGCGTAGTCTTCTGTTGCCGACATTACTTAGCCGTCCTGACCCCGGTGGCCTTGCCCTTCTCGTCCCTCACGATTTCCTTCGGGGCGAGCATGGCTTCATGGATACGCGCCATGTGGTCGTGTTGAGCCTTCTGCTCTTGCAGCATGGACTCCATCAACCCTTGAAGGATGATCTGGCTCTTGTCCGCCTCGGACTGCTTGGCAGTCTCGGTGGCCTTGGCAATCGCCTCCATGAACTTCTCGCGGCTTTGCTTCTGAGACTCTATCTGCGCCCTCACCATCTCTGCCTGAGCAGCCCTCTCTTCCTTTTGGCTGTCCAGCATGGCTGCGATGGCGTCTTCCTGCCGCTTCATCATGGACTCAAACTTCAGCTTCTCGGCTTCGAACTTCCTGTCCAGTTCCTCGCCAATCGCCTTCTGCTGGAGTTGCTTTTCACGGTGCTGCATGGTCATGTCGGCCTTGCGAGCGGCTTCCTGGATCTTCAGCAGTTCAGGATTCGGCTGCGGCTGCGGCGGGGGCTGGGTCGAAGGATCGGTGAAGAACATCTCAGCGTCCTTCGGGAAGGTCGCCTTGGCGAACTTCACCGCCGCTTGGTAGATGTTCTGCTCGGTGACGGTACGGTTCATCATTCCAGACTGAACCATCGACCCCTGTACCTGCATGATGCCCATCGCGCCCTGAAGGATCTGGCTTTGATCCCCAGTCCCAAGACCAACGGTGACGGTCATGTTGAACTTTTTGTGCCACTCCCTGGGGTCTACCTGCACCCACCGACCACGGAGTTTCACGAC